AAGACATAACAGACACAATTAGTAGTATCTATGACGGTAATAGTAAGCTAGATATGCTACTCGAATTTGAGGGCGTATTAGACAAGTTACACTTGTATGCTTATAAAAACTGGATCAAAGGTGAAATTGTAGCAGGACCAGAAATTAGTCGCTATTGGATTGAAGCCACAGTGATGTATCCTAGAGATTTCATGCCAGATCCAGAAGGTTCGTTACGACTTACCAAACATGGTTGCTATGTGTATTTTCAGAAAGAAACATACATTGTAAGTAAAGAAATTAAAACACCAGATGATCTTGAAACAACTGACCGAGGCGAACGTAAGCCTAAGAAAATTGAAAAAGATGTTTGGCTAGTGCGTATCGTGATGCCACGCCACTTTGTGGACGAATTCAAAAGTCAGCAAATTGAAGTTAACGGCGTTGAAATTGACATGAGTGATGTTAGTGATGCTTACGAACAAGGACTAGATAACGAAGAGGCTTTAAAAAATGACAATGACCCAGACCAAGATATTTGAGGGATTAACCCACGAAGAAATGCAAGGACTAGTCAATAGTGTAGTTAGTATTGACCAGTATAAACCTAAAATTGGCGAAAACGCAGACACTGTTGTGGTAGCATTTACTGTACAATATGAGAAGCCAGCCAAAGATTTAAGTAACTTTATTGAAACAGGTGTAAATGAGCATTTGGATGTTGAAGCTAGCCCTGCACCCAATCAGGACGGCGAGTACAAAGTGTTTGTTGAATTCCAACGTAATAAAGATTTATATGAAAAAATATCTGGTATGTTGTCACACATTAATAAAATTACCAGTGATGCTGGTGAATGGCAATACACTGGATATAAACTTGATGACCCACGTACACTTGATGAGGAACGTTTTACTAGAGATATTATTACTGATCCAGAACTGTATCGTCAGAAGTTTGAAAAGACAGCCGGTCAGGAGATCGCAGAACGCATGGACTTTTTAGTTAAATATTAAAATGGCCAAAGAAGAAATCTTTACGGTTACTGGTAAAATTATCGATTGCATGCCCAATGCAACATTCAAGGTAAAGATTGAAGATACCGATAATATTATTATTGGACTTATCAGTGGAAAAATTCGTAAATTTAACATAAACATATTGTTGGGCGACCGTGTAGACTTAGAGCTATCACCCTATGATCTATCCAAAGGCCGTATCGTTTATAGACACAAATAAGGTAGACCATTATGGGATATAAAATTTCAGCGGCATTACTGGTTGTAATTATGGCAATGAGTGGATTAGGCTATTGGTATTATACCTCAAGTCAAGCAACTATCCAAGTATTAACAGCAAACAATGCTAAACTTGATACAGCAATACAATTAAACGAAGAAGCAATAACTTCGTTACAAGCAGACTATACAAGAGTCCTAGAACAAAATACTAAAATACAAGAACAATATGCTGACATTCGTCAGCAAAATAATCGTCTCAGAGATAAACTGTCTGACCTAGATTTAGGTCTTATTGCAAGTGAAAAACCAGACAGCATTGAACGAGCGATTAACAATGGTACCATCAATGCTGGACGTTGCTTTGAAATACTAAGTGGCGCACAGTTAACGGAGAAAGAAACAAATGCAGAAAACGGTGAACAATTTAACAAAGAGTGTCCTTGGCTTTGGCCTGGTAATATTACTGGCGAGTTGCAGTAGCTTACCACAAACTGTCGAAATCAGCGCAAAACCTGTCGAAAAACCACAACTCATTTTACCTCCAGTAGATCAAGTTAACATGCGATCAGTGGATTGGGTAGTTATCAATCAGGATAATCTAGATGAGAAGATCAGTCAACTCACAACAAACGGAAAGCCGTTGGCTATGTTTGTACTAACTGGAGACGGTTACAGTAACTTAGGACTAAACTTCAGTGATATACGTGCTTTAGTTCAGCAACAAAAAGCAATCATTGTTGCTTATGAAGAATATTACCAACAGGCAGAAGAAACACTTGACAATGCTGTCACAATCGATTAAACTCGTTGTAATATGTCAGATCCTTACACAACACTCGGCGTAGACCGAAACAGCACAGACAAAGATATCAAGAGTGCATTTCGTAAACTAGCGCACAAACATCACCCTGACCGTGAAGGCGGAAGTGAGGAAAAGATGAAGGCAGTTAATGAAGCCTATCGTCAGATCCGTACACAGGAAGATCGTGACACCTTTAATCGCCCACAGCAAGAATATCCACAGGGGTTTGGACCTAATGGATTCCAAGGCATGGGCGGTTTTGAAGATATGTTTGCTAATTTTGGATTTCGTAAACCACAACCACAAATGAATCCAAACAAAGATATACATATAAATTACAACATTACTATGGAAGAGATCTGTCTAGGTGTAAATAAAGACATACAGATATCATTGCCCGCAGACAGAAAAACCACAGTACATATAAAAATCCCACCCGGCATCAAACACGGACAAAGAATTAAATTTAGTGGATGTGGAGAAACTACACACAAAGGCTTTACATCTGGTGATTTATATGTTACAGTAGTAGAACAATTACACCCATTATATGTACGACAAGAAAACAACTGTTGCATAAAACAAAGTATAGATCTTTACACTGCTATGACAGGCGGTGAGCTGGAGGTCAACAGTATCGACAATAGTAGATATAAATTAAAAATTAAACCCGGAACTCAACCAGGAACACGGTTGCGTATACCAGAAGCAGGATTTCCAATACTCAACACAAAACGTACTGGAGATTTAGTAGTAACAATAAACGTAGTTATTCCTGCCGTATCTGATGTAAATATACGTATAAGCGACCTCAATAAGGAAAAATAAAATAATGTCAAACGAACGTTTAGAATTAATGGTAACAAAAGCATTTAAAATTGCAGAAGAGTTTAGTCACAAGTATGTAACTCTCGAGCATGTATTATGTGTGATTTTAGAAGATCAGGATGTCATTGATGTGATTGTTGAATTGGGAGGTGACCCACTTCAGATTAGCGATCATACGTATGCATATTGTCATACAGAACTAGAAGAAATTAAAGTTGTAGGTACACTACGCCCAACTAAAACACAGGCACTGGAACGTGTATTTAATCGTGCATTTACACAAGCACTGTTTAACGGACGTCAACAACTTACAACAGTGGATGTATTGTTGAGTATCCTGAGCGAAAAGAATAGTTTTGCAACATACATCTGCGCAAACAATTTTGTAACACGTGAATCATTACTAGAGCATTTGGCAGACAAAAACGATCAGGCTGAACTAGACAGCAACGACCCACGCAATAAAAAAGAAGCAGTACTGCGTAAGTTCTGTGTTAACTTAAACAAGGAAGCAGAACAAAACAAATTAGATCCACTTATTGGACGTAAAGAAGAAGTAGACTTACTGACACAAACACTGGCCAGACGTAAAAAGAATAACGTTGTATTAGTGGGCGATGCTGGTGTTGGTAAAACGGCAATTGCTGAAGGACTGGCACATCGTATTGTAACAGCAGATGTTCCAGAAACTATTCAAGGACACACAGTATACAGTTTGGATATCGGTGCATTATTGGCTGGTACAAAATATCGTGGAGACTTTGAAGAACGTATGAAAGAGATACTGGATATCTTGGAAACACGTGATGATGCTATCTTGTTTATTGATGAGATACACATGATTATGGGCGCAGGGTCAGCAGGACAAGGAGCAATGGATGTTGCTAACTTACTGAAGCCAGCACTACAAAAAGGCAAACTACACTGTGTAGGCAGTACAACATATGAAGAATATCGCGAAAAATTTGAGAAAGATCGTGCTTTAGCAAGACGCTTTTATAAGATTGATGTACCTGAACCAACACCAAGTGAAGCACGTGAGATTGTGACACAGAGTATTGCAACATACGAAACATATCACAACTTACAGATTAGTCCAGAAGCAATACAAGCGGCTGTAGACTTGAGTGTACAATATCTACATGATAAAAAGTTGCCAGACAAAGTATTTGACGTTATTGACAGCGCATTTGCTCGTCAGCGTGTAACTGAAACAGGTAAACGCAAAAGTCTTATTGATGAAGACTTAATTAAATATGAGATTAGTAAACTTGCACGTATTCCACTAGACACAGTTGTTAATGTCAAGAAGCGTGAAACACAAATGATTAATATCGAACAGAAACTGCGTGATAGAGTGTTTGGGCAAGACGAAGCAATTGACTTATTGGCGGATGCTGTTTATATCAGTAAAGCAGGACTAAAAAGCAAAGACAAGCCTGTTGGTACTTACTTGTTTACTGGACCTACTGGTGTTGGTAAAACTGAAACTGCAAAAGCAATTAGTGAATTACTTAATATGCATCTTGTACGTTTTGACATGAGTGAATATCAGGAACGTCACACTGTTGCTAAACTTATTGGTGCACCTCCTGGCTATGTTGGACATGGTGATGGTAAAATGGGTAGCGGACAACTTATTAATGAGTTGGAAAAGACTCCCAACTGTGTATTACTGCTTGATGAAGTAGAAAAAGCACACCCAGATGTACTAAACGTTATGTTACAAGTAATGGACAACGGCATGGTGACAAGCAGTGACGGTAAAGCAGTGAGTGCTAGAAATGCTGTTATTATCCTAACCAGTAACTTGGGCGCCGCTGACAGTGAAAAGAATGTAATTGGATTTAGTGGTGGTAAACATGATACTGCACAAGACAAAGCAGTTAAAAACTTCTTTAGCCCAGAGTTCCGCAATCGGTTGGATGCTACTGTTAAGTTTAATAAACTTGACCGTGGACACATCAACAAAGTTACTGATAAATTCCTTAATGAACTAAAATATATGGTCAAGGATCGTGGTGTTACATTAACGTGGACACCAGCAGTAACTGATTGGTTGAGTGATCGTGGATTTAGTGAAACAATGGGTGCAAGACCAATGGCACGTGAGATTAATGAAAATATCAAGAAGCCACTTGCACGTAAAATGCTGTTCGACGATTCGGAACTTAGTGATATTCAAGTAGACATCAATAATGACACAGTGCAAATTGAATATCGATAATATACGAGAACTTTGTAAACAAACAGGTGTTAAGTATACACTGAGCAACAAAGCATTCTATCGAAAATTTGCATACAACATTAGTTTACGTAGTATCTCCATGTGGCAGTATCGTGATAGTGACGATTTATATGCAATAAAGCGTGAATACATGAATCTAGTTGCTAAACAACACAAAATAACCAAACTAATGGATCGATTGGATATTGAATATCGCTTTAGACGTGAGCAAAACTTTAATTTGTATTTGAGTGACAGTAGTATAGTACGCCGTATATTAAACACAATGAGTGATGATGTATTATTAATTGATGGTCCTAAAAACGATCAACATTTGGATGTATTATTATCCAATCGTAAAGCAATAGTAAAATCACAGTTGTATTACAGGAAGTATCGCTTTAAGGTTGCGTATAACACCAATACAGTGTTTAAAGAAGAAATATTACCAGTGTTATCTCAATATCTCAAAAACACACCAATAGAAAATGTCAAAGTAAGCAGTAATTACTACAAACTTATAAGGGATATGGAAGCTGAACAGTCCAAAGCATGGGTTAGTAATATGAAGCCATCCAGCAACTACTCTAATATTGCCAATTGGCACTATCGACCTAAAATTAATTCATGGCATGTTGTTAGCATATATTTTGCTGATGAGGAAGATTATGTAATGTATAAAATGATGGTGGGCGGTGATACATTGCATGAATATGAAGTGATATTACAACAGGACCTGTAACAGATAAATAACTATAGTTATTTAAGGAGAAGGTTATGGCAAAAATTGCAGAAACTACAGTAGTAATTAAAGCCAGTAGACTGGTTAGAGACGATGAGCAAATATTAGCACCACTGGACGAAGGTCTACTTGATCAGCTATCAGCTATCGTACAAGAATTGGCAGGTGAAGGTACACTTGTAGAGATCATTAAGGAATAAGAGATGAGCAACGTCAGTTATACAATGTTAACACACAAAGCAGAATTAAGCTATAAAGGCGACAATATTAAGGCTGATGCCTTTTATGGTAATACTGACGGCTTACACACAGTAAGTGTAAAATTTGATGATTTTGTTGGAAGAGTTTATATCGAAGGCACATTGGCCACAACACCAACTGAGCAAGATTGGTTTCCAATATATTTAACGTCAGGTACTACGTATAAACAGTATCCAGTAAACAGTGCAGTGCCAACAGGCTCAGTTGGAGACACTGGTACAGACGGATTTACGTTCCGTGTAAACGCAATTTATTTAAGAGCGAAAATTGATCGTAGTCATTTAGGTGCTGGTTCGTATTCTCAAGTGGCACATGGCCGAATTGACCAAATACTTTTGAACGTATAGGCATAAATACTACTAATAAAAGATAAAGGTAAATGTAGTATGGCAATCTATGCGAGTTCTTCAACAATAACAGCACAAACAGTCCCGTCCATTAAACTTGACAGGTCAACATTAACTGACGATCAAGTTTTACAGTGGAACACCACACAGGGTAATTTTATAAATTCCGATTTAAGTATCGGCGGTAATCCAGCGGTTACTTCCTTTCAAGCAGGTGACGGTGCTACTGGTACATCATTAATTGGTGCTAGAACTGGTACTGGTAACCATACACAAATTATAAAAACATTAAAGGTTGGTGCCAATTTAGATATTACTGGCACTGGTACAGATGTTACAATTAGTCTCGCTAATGGCGGTGCTTTACTCAACACAGGTAATAATGTTGGTGCTGGTCAAGAAGTATACAAAAGCGTAGCCAATAATATACTACAATTTCGTACATTAACTGCAACAGGCAGTAACCTTGCTATTACAACCAATGGCGATGAAATAGAATTTAACAATACAGCAGAAATTAATACAGCAAGTAACTTAGGTACTGGGCAGTCTATATTCAGTGCAAAGACGGGCGCAGACTTAGCGTTTAACAGCATTGATGTATCTGGACAACTAAGTGTAAGCACAGCCAATAACACAATTACAATTGCTCCAAACTACGGATTTCAAGCCGGCGATGAAGGCGAACTTGTGCAAGTTAATGGCGGTGCTTTAAGTACATTAACAACAGGTGCAACTGGTTCATTCTTAATGAGTGGTGCTGGCGGACTTGAGTGGAGTACAACTACTGCTAATACAAGAATATTTAAAGTTACATTTGAGCAGGATGGCAATTTGGAAGCATTTAGTCAAGTACCGGCAGATTTAACTGTTTCCAGAATTGGTAACGAACTTACTGTAATACACAGTTTTAATACTTGGCCAAAAAGTGTAACCTATTTTGGTTTTGACAACACAAACAATCAATATAAATTACGTTATCCAACCGGTAACTATCAAGTGTTACTTGATGGTGCAAATCCAACCACTACATTTAAGATACAACTTATATCCTCCGTGGCTGGAGCAGATGTTAACCAACATGCATATGTAAACTTGGTGTTCTAAAATGAGTAATCTTAATCCACCAAAGTTACTGAGTGTTGGGATACAAGTACAAGGAATAACAGCATACTGGGCTGCAAGCACTCCACAAAAAGATATTGATGGCAATGCCAAACAGTGGCGTTTAGAAATGAACGTCAATGCACAACTACACAGTGGTGTTGAAAGTACAGTCCCTTTTCAGTATGACGGCAGAAACATTGCAGTGGGCGACTACGTTGCCACTGGTGCCAATGGATTAATTTTACGTATTGATGCAATTGAAAGTGCCAATGTAAGTACAGTTGTTTGTTTAGCAAGTGACGAAGATAGACTCAACGCACTTATGGATCAAACACAGTTTGGTGACGGAAGTATACTGGAAGGTCCTGGTATATGTTTTGAAATAGAAAACCAAATGCCAGTGCTGTTCCCATTACCAAGTGTATTGCCAGCAGGATTTAGTCGTGGGTTTGCTACACAGATACTCAGCAGATTTTTACTGCGTGAAAAACGAGACACATTAACTATTGAACAAGCCGGACATGGGCTTGCAAAGAAACAAGCAGTTGTTTTAAACAATACTGGACAGTATCAAGCTGTTGATTATACAGCGGCTGATGCTACAATGACCAAACGTATTATTGGTATTGTTGAAGAGCCAAAATGGCCAACAGACGATCACTTCCGTATGCGTACAGTTGGACCAATTGTAGACATTATGTTGGGCGGCAATCCTGGTACTCTTTATTTTGTAGACCCAGCAAGCACAACTGGACAACTGTATCACTTAGACCCCAACAGCGCACAAGCAGCCAGTACTACTGCTGACCCAGTATACATTGTTATTGATGATCACAGAGCAGTATTTTTTGCCAGCGGATTAGTAGACAATACCAGTTCAACACAGGCATTTATAGTAGGAAATCAAACTGAATTACTTGCACTAGCACCAGGGCCAGGAGATACAGCATTTGTTATAGACAGTGGTAATCCACTAGGGCCAGGCGAATGGGCATATTACATTTATCAGGGCGGTGGATGGAAAGCACTCAGTACACAAGATGGCGGTGGTGCAGACAGTCAAACCAGTTATAAGGCTATAGTAACACACAACGGAATGAACACAGTTAATATACATCGTGTAGACCATAATGTAAGAGTACTCAATGTAAGTATTGAAGTTACCACAGCATTTAATGGCGGCGCTACATTAACAGTGGGCGATAATAATAATTTTACAAGACATATGACCGCAGATGAGAACGATCTCAGTGAAGTAGGAACATACTACAGTTTTCCAAATCATTTATACAATGAAGCATCGGAAATTCATGTTAGTGCTTTTTTGAATAAAGGTGCAGCCACTGTGGGCGAAGCAGAGGTTTTGATCACCTATGCATAAATACGTATAGAGGATATTAGGAGCAAAAATGGCACTTATTAAACAGTTTGGGCTAGCAGGTGTATACGAAAACGTTCAGTTCGGCAAGGGCAACGGACGTATTAAGTTTGACCAATCAGCGAACGCATTTCTTGTACGCAACTTAGCTGACTCAAGTTTAGTCAACGCCCGAGTTGCTGAACCAGTAAATGATAGCGATGCGGCTACAAAATTTTATGTTGACAGCGTAGCACAAGGACTTGACCCCAAGGAAGCAGTTGTTGCGGCAACAAACACAATAACAACAAACATAGACGGTGACGTTTCAGGACCCATAGTTAATGATATGTTAAACTTAACATACATTACTAATGATGATAAATGGACACTAAGTGGCGGCGTAATTGACGGTGTAACACTAACAACTAACGACCGTGTATTAGTTAAAGATGCTACTGGTGCTGACGCAGTTGGTAATGGTATATTTGTATTTGCCGCAGGTGAGCTAACCCGTTCAGCTGACGCAGACAATGATATAGCAGGAACACAAAACGAAATCGGCGGCGGTACATTTGTATTTGTGATAGGCGGTACAGTATGGGAAAACAGTGGATGGGTTGTAACATCACCAAAAGCCACAGCCGTACTAAAAACAGACGACATTTTATTTGCACAGTTTAGTCGTGTTACTGGCATATATGCAGATGACGGCCTTGGAAAATCTGGCAATAAAATATATGTTAGAACAGATGGAACAACCACACATATTGACAACGACAATGTGTCGGTTAAAAGTAGCACAACACAATACCAATCATTAGTAAGTGATGGCGCTGGCGGCACAGCCAATTGGAGCGCAATCAGTTTAAATGAAGCAGATGCTACACAAAACACACTACTACGTTCACGTGGTGGTTTTGGTGCAGATGCCAGTGCATTTGCTGACCAGAGTATATATCTTAGTAACTTAACAAGTAACACCACTACAGAACTAAGCGTTGGTGCAGCCAACACTGTATTACGTGTTGACGCCAACGGTGTCTTAAGTTACGGAACAGTTGACTTAGCTAACAGTGTATCAGGTATTTTACCTATTACAAAGATCAGCACAGGCACAGGCGACAATCAACAAGTTATTACCACTAATAGTGGTGCTAATGTTTGGACAGATGTAACTGAACTTAAAGGATTAGAAGCTTCTAGACAAGTAGCATTTAATTCAAGTTCTGTATCAATTGGTGCAGCTTTACCAGCAAACGCAAGAGTTACAAGTGTAAAAGTATCAATTACATCAGCGTATCAAGCATCAACATCAATTATTGTTGGAGATGCATCTGATCCAGACGCATTAGTAACAGCAGATGAGATAGATCCAACTGTAGTTGGAATTTATCAAATTGATCTAATGCATCATTATGTAAACAGTACACAAACTATCTTAGCAGTATCAAACTCAGGCAGTGGTACTGGATATGTAATGTTAACATACATTTTAGATTAAACTAGGCTTTTTAATAAAAAAGCATAAATAAAAGTAAGCGCAATAGGCGCAGAACCATATTTTAGGAGAATTATTATGGCTTTAACAACAGCAGCAAAAGGTCAAGCAGGTAACGGACTTGGCGGACGCACACAAATCGTATCAGCACCAGTAGCAAACCAGACTGAGTATGACGCAATCATCGAAGGCTTCGGCGCAACAGGTACAGTAGCAGGCGCAGACGGCGCACACGGTGGAACAGTACACTTTGCAATTCAGCAGACAGCTGACGTTGCAGGCACAGTTGCAGCTATCACTGTAACAGCAGTTTGTGACTTCAAAGATAACGTATAATACGTAATTTTTAGTTAAATTAAAATAGGCGCCTAGTGCGTCTATTTTTTTGACTTTTTTTAAAAAAAGGCTTGACTTTAGTGTTAGGATGTATTATATTAAAGACATAAGTTAGGAGATATCCTAAGTTAGATAGTGCAAGGAATGGCGGTCCGTAGAGGTCGTAACTTGATTCATAGCTGTGGTGGCAATGCAAGAGCGTAGAGATACGAAGTTGTATTTTTAGACGTAACTGTTTAATATGAAGTTCCCGGATTTGAGCGTGGCTCTACAGAAGGGTTGTTGGTATTCACAGAGTCCAACCTATCACATTATTATAAACTTGACAGTAATCGGATTACAGTCAGACCAGTTTTAGATAAGAACTTGACTGGAGATAAGAAATACAAATACAAGAAATGACAAACCCACCATTGGTGGGTTTTGTTTTTTAATAAATACAAACATAAGTGATACTTATCGACAGCAACCTTAGGTTGACTGACAGTGGAAACACTGAACGGAGTACAAAATGGCAGTAACACAGAACCTGAAGGGCACAAGCTACCCTTCTTTTAAAATTCAGAAGGCTGGACCTACCTTATACCAAGGGTCAATTACCCCCGCATTATCAGCAGTTAACGGAGACATGTATCTACAGCATGGCAGTGAAGGCTCAGTATGGGTATACAACAACGAATGGACTAGAATTGAAACTGATATCAATGATGCAATTGATAACTTTACCATTTACAACAGTACAATGGCCACCAGTAAAAATGTTAGTCATGTATTATGGGGAGAGACCACTGATGGTAATGAAACAGAATTATCCCCCAGTTCAAGTTTTGGTATAGACACAACCACAACTACTATTGATAGTATAGCAGTAACCACAGACCAAGGGTCAGCAATTGGACAGATTCATATACCAACTGACACCGCTGGATTAGTGGAAGCTCGTTTTATTGCGAGAGATGCAGACAACAATGACCATGCAGGGTATGTTATACGTGGTGTAATTACCAATGATAGTGGAAGCACAACACTACTAACTAATCCAGTGGAAGAAATTATTGGCGAGAGTATTAATTCTTGGTATGCACTGATAGCCGCAGACGATGCAACTGATTGTTTAAGTATTAGAGTAAGTGGCGAAAATGGTAAAACTATTAAATGGACAGCGTTTGTAAACTTAACATTGGTCACAAAGACTTGATAAATACTCCTAGTAGAGGAGAGAAACTATGAACACAAACAGTATTTGGTGGACAGCACCGGAGTACTTTAGCAGATGGAGACTATTCCCAAGAGCATTTATTACAATGTACATTTACCTACTGTATAAGACAGTAATTTGGTTCCAGGACCTACCAGCACCAACTATGGAACAAGCTGGTCTAGTAAGTGTAATTGTAGGCGCAGGCGCCGCTTGGTTTGGATTATATGTTAACAGTACTAGTAGTAAATTTAGTGGTGTACAAGTAGACACAACACAAACAGGCAGTATGCCAACTCAGAAAAGCAGTACATCAGTGACACCAGTTGAAGCTGAAGCAGACGATGAGCCAGTAATTATTAGACGAAAAAGGGCATAACAATGCATTATATACGACTATTGACAAGTGAAGAATTAGAAGAAACACAAATGGTATCTTGGTACAACACCGTAATGCGGTTTGCACCAGTTAATACTGTAGTGGTTGATGACGATGACTCACTTGACGATATGTTGGAAGTGGAAGAAGAAGTAGGGGATGAAGGCTTCCCCTACGTCTACATTGTAGAGCTACGCAGAGACTTAATTGCTCGTGAAGCAGAATTTATTGTAAGTGCATGGGACATGCGTTATGATAATGATTATGAAATAGAAACAAGTAACTTGTATCGTCCAGATGCAGACATTCAACACCCATTTGATATCGAAATGGAAGATGAAGTACATCAGAATATACAACTTGAAGCCGCTAAGTTTTTGCACAACCGTTGGGTGGAAGCAAAGAACTTGGACGGATGGCGTTATGGTACACGCCTAAATATACAAGAAAAAAGTCATCCAGCAATGCGTGATTGGGATAATTTAAGCGAAGCATATCGCAAATATCCAACAATGACTAAAACAGAAGCATTGGATTTTTACACAAAGTACCGTCACCTTTTTAATTAAACCTCTTGACATCTTGTAAAATTTACGCTATACAGTAAATAAGCTAAATTTACTCAGGAGCGTATAATGCTAACTACATCTCAAAAAGAATTTCGTGCAAAAGAATTACAAGCCCGTGTACAAGGTTTGTATCGTGCTAGTCAACTACCACGAGGATCCGGCTTAACATATTATTATATGTGTCCAAAAAACAAAGCAAAAGATATAGTAGAAGTAGCATATCTTGCCTATGCACTGCTACTTACAAAATTATGTAATTCAACACAAACCAATACACTGCTAACAGTAATCGCAACCATGTGTGAGGAACGAGGTGTACTTCCAATCACCGGAACCGCAAAGCAAAAAGATCTTGCAAAACGTATTTTAATGCACACTAAAAATCGTTCATCAGAAAAAGTTATGCACCGTTCATTCTTTGGAGAATATCCAGTAAGTGCTCATTTAATGTAAAAAAATTACTTTTTTAGTTGACAACCAAGACGCTTTACCGTATAATAGTAGTATATTGTTAGGAGACACTTATGAATTATCTAGTCACAGAACCCGGTTTAACTATTTTCAACTTTGCACAAAAAATTACAGCATCGCAGTACCAACTTGCACAGCAAGTATTCGGCTCAGATGCGTTCATTGCTGTGCCTTATACACGCAAGCAACAGCAAGCAATCCGTGCAAACTTCCCTAGTAAATTTACACATACCTTTACTACAAAACAAACTACTAATTTGTTGCAATCATATGTTTAATCAAAACGTACAGCGTGTAGGATTTGCATGCAAGTACATGCACCCAGACCAGACACAAAAGCCAAAAATACTTAAAGAAGTACAAGGTGCTTACAGTGAACGCAGTACTACTATCACATGGCTTAACAATCAAAAGCAATCAGTAGCAGAAGATAAACTGTGGTTTTGTTTGGATACTAACTGGCAAAATGCATATCGTCTGATTGAGTATGTGGGTAACTTACCACAAGGTCAGCGTATGGTACGATTGGGCAGTAATATGATGCCTGCGTATACACACAATGACTGGGCTTGGTTTTACAAACAGAGCGATGTACGAGATGCCGCAGCCAAAGGCTGGGCGCAAGTGGGAGAGCTAGCACGTAAACTTGATGTGCGTGTAAGTATGCACCCTGGTCAATTTACTGTATTGGCAAGTGACAATCCAGAAATAGTAAATAGAAGTATAGAGGAGTTCGAGTATCATGCGGATATCATCAGGTGGATGGGTTACGGTAAAAAGTGGCAAGACTTCAAGTGTAACGTCCACATCTCAGGACGTCAAGGTCCAGCCGGTATCAAAGCCGTCCTTCCAAGACTGTCTACAGAAGCACGAAACTGTATCACTATTGAAAACGACGAAAACGCCTGGGGTCTCGAAGCTAGCCTAGAACTAGAAAACGATGTTGCACTGGTGTTGGATATACATCATCATTGGTGTCACAGTGGAGGAGAATACATTGACAGAACTGACGATCGCTGTAAACGTATTATTGACAGTTGGCGTGGTGTACGTCCTAGTATGCACTACAGCGTCAGTCGTGAAGACTTGCTGGTTGATCATCCAATGGATCAAAAGCCTGACTTCCAAAGACTATTAGAACAAGGCTACAAGAAAGCAAAACTACGAGCGCACAGTGACTACATGTGGAATACGGCAGTCAATGAATGGGCTAGCACGTTTCGTAATGACTTTGACATTATGGTAGAAGCAAAGTGCAAAAACTTGGCAAGTATTCCGTTTGAAGAAAGTATGTAATGATTTTATATCTTAAAACACATAATGTTACAGGTATGAAGTATCTTGGACAAACAACTAGAAATCCATACAAATATGAGGGATCTGGTGTTTATTGGCGCCGGCACATAGAGATGCACGGCAATAATGTAACAACTGAAATACTTTACCAAAGTGACAACCAAGACAATTTTAAAAAGGTTTGTATAGACTACTCAGCAAAATTTGATGTTGTTAATAATAAAATGTTTGCAAATCTAGTTGAGGAACATGGAAATTCACTTGGTGGTAAAGCTAATCCCAACTACAAGACTGGCATGTATACAGGGCGTTTAGATAATCCTGAACTATATAGACAGTTAGACAGAGATCGTCATTCTGCACAATGGGATAATAAAAAAGAACACACACACCCTAGGATGAACTTCTTTTATCATAAACGTATGGGCAATAAAGAACGTGCTGAATACTATTGGAATATATGGTACAACATGGCTCCTAAGAAAAGTAATAATCGACAAGCACTCTGGAAAACAGATACATTTGAAATGTGGTATAATCGTAAAGGCAACGATTTGGACTTTAGAGAGAAATAGAACTAATATGATCAATAGAGTTACCCCATCACAATTAGCTGATCTGGCAATGCACATAGATCAGGTTGATCCTATTGATTGGGGAATGTTAAGTATAAAAGAAGAAGATGCATATCTAATGATGGCACAACAAGTGTTGGATATGATTAGAGAAATTGAAGATGACAAGCAACTATTGGTTGCTGCTGCAAGTTTAACAAAACTAACTGTGGAGAACTTTGTGCTTAATACTCAACTATATCAAAATACAACTTTGAGTCCTGATAAGCATAAATAATAGCAACAGGGGATTTTGATATGGCAAAACAAGATTTAAATTTAGGCGCCACACCTAACGATGGTACAGGCGATCCACTCCGTGATGCAATGGACAAAGTTAATGATAACTTTCTTGAAGTTTATAATGCATTGGGCGGAAGCACACCAACTACCATTGTCAACAGTGGACAACTAGAACTAACAGGTTCTAACAAAATTACATTTTTATATGCAGACTTAGCATCATTACCATCAGCATCAAGCTATCATGGAATGTTTGCTCATGTACACGCTACTGGAGGAGCATACTATGCTCATGCAGGAAGCTGGTTAGAATTAGCAAATAAATCAACAATGGATGCACTTACTACCAGTAGTTTAACTGACGTAAGTAGCACGGCACCAAGTACTGGACAAGTTTTAAAATGGGACGGTTCAGAATGGGCACCAGCCGCAGACAGCGCAGGTAGTTCACTTGGAGCAGATGCAATTACAGCAGGCATGATTGCTGAAAATGTTGTAACAACTAGAGAAATTGCAGCAAACACAGTTGCCGTGGGCGACTTGGCTACCAATATTAGCATAGACTTTTTAGCAGACGTAGACACGACTACCGTTACCCCAGCGGCCGGTCAAGCTCTTGTTTGGTCAGCATACAACAAATGGGAACCAGCTACAGTTGCTAGTGGTAGTTATGCTAACAGCGATGTTGACACACACCTAAACGTAAGTGGCGCATCAAGCGGACAAATACTAAGTTGGAATGGAACTGACTATGCATGGGTAGCAGACCAAACTGGTGGTGGTGGTGGAACACCTGGCGGCTCTGACACACAAGTACAATACAACAACAGCGGCGCATTTGGTGCAGAAGCTGACTTTACATACAACGCAAGTACCAACACATTAACAGTGGTTAACTTAGTTGCAACTAATATTACTGCAACTGGTTCTGGCACACAGACAATTAGTGCTGGTGCTAACATCGAACTAGATGCAACAAACCGTGTACTAGTTACAGACACACCATTTAGGTTAGCAAGTTTTACAACAACTACACGTAATGCTATTGCAAGTCCTGTAAATGGTGATATGATTTACAATACTACAACTAACCAATTAGAGAGTTATGAAAACAGTTCTTGGGTAGCGACAGCTGGATCTGCTGGCGGTGCAACTAGTGTCAATACTGCTGGTAACACAGGAACAGGTAGTGTAACTTTTGCAAGTGAAACATTAACAGTAACTGGTGCAACAGGACAAATTAATGTTGATGCTGCTGGATTTGCGCTAAGTTTAAGTTTAGATGCAGACCTAACTGGTTTAACAACTATTAATACGCATACTATACCAAGCGGCACAGGTACATTAGCACTAACAAGTGATATTCCTGCAGACAACACCCCAACATTTGCTGTAACAGCACCAGATAGTGGACGTTATACGTTTAACGGTGCAGGTACTGATGGTGATGACAACGCAACATTATATCTATATCGTGGATTTACATACAAATTTGCAGTTAATAGTTCAGGACATCCTTTCCATATTCAAACATCAAGTGGTGCTTACAATGCTAGTAACTTGTATACTGATAATGTAACAAATCCTGGAACACAAAGTGGTACTATTACTTGGACTGTGCAAATGGATGCACCAAGTACATTGTATTATGTATGTCAATATCACAGCGCAATGGCTGGCACAATTAATATTGTTTAAGGAAGTATAATGAGTGAAAGAGAGTATATCGTAACACTGAATGTAGGTGTAGACTATGCAGCATTTAATGCTGAAATGATTGAAGAAACTGGAGCAGGCGACATTCCAAATCGTACTGTTGAAGTAACTAATGCTAGACCTATTTCACAACGTAATACACACTACTCATTAACTGACGAAGAAGCAGTTGATCTTGCTCAAGATTCCAGAGTAGCTGGTGTTGAAATCCCACCTGATCAAAGAGACGATCTTGATATAGGATTTGACGCAGTTCAAACTGGAGATTTTACAAAAACCAACAGTGACAGTGGAGTTTACTTAAATTGGGGGATGCGTAGATGTGCAACCACTACAAACGACTACAACACAGGCAACACAGTAAGCGGCGACTATGAGTATAATTTAGACGGTTCCGGTGTTGATGTAGTTATTCATGATAGTGGACTACATGTTGATCATCCTGAGTTTCAAGATGCAGATGGTGTAAGTAGAGTGCAACAAATTGACTGGTATACTGAAAGTGGTGTAAGTGGAACACAAGATGCCAATCACTACAGAGACCAGCACGGACACGGCACACATGTTGCTGGTACAGTAGCAGGTAAAACTTATGGATGGGCTAAAAATGCTCGTATATACGCAATAAAAGTCAGTGGACTTGAGGGTACTGGTGATAGTGGTACTGGTATTCCAATAAGTGATTGTTTTGATGTAATCAAAGGTTGGCACGATAATAAACCTATTGATCCAGCTACTGGATATAAGCGTCCAACTATTGTAAACATGAGTTGGGGGTATAGTAATACTAATACATATGAGCCATATGATGGTTACTATAGAGGAACACAGTGGACATACGACAATAATAATTCTGGCGTTGCTACAAATTTAACAACATCAGCACAACTACAAAATCGAACTGGGCTACCATTATGGAATTCTTATTCTGATGGAAACGCTCGTAAACTGAATACACGTATTACTAGTGTTGATAATGATGTACAAGAACTAATAGATGCTGGTATACATGTTTGTATTGCTAGTGGTAATAGAAACTTAACAATTGATGTAAGTGGCGGTCCAGATTATGATAACAGATACAGAGTAAATCCATTTGGAACTCCAGGCGGTTATATCTATTATTGTAGAGGCAGCAGTCCTTTTAGCAATGATGCGTTTATGGTAGGAAATGTAGATAGTGCAACTAACAGCAATGATGATTTAGAGCAAAGAGCATCCAGTAGTAACCATGGACCGGGTGTAGATATATATGCTCCTGGTACACAAATTATGAGTGCATGCAGTAACACAAATGAAATAGGCGGTCAAGACTATAATATAGATAGCAATTATAAACAAGCTAATATAAGTGGAACTAGCATGGCAAGTCCACAAGTTTGTGGTGTAGGCGCACTGGCACTTCAAGTTAATCCACACATGACTCCAGCACAGCTTAAAACATTTTTGCACAATCAATCACAATCAGGTAAACTAAGAGAAGATGCAAACTATTCTAATTGGACCATTGCTGATAGTGATTATAGTAGTTCATCATCAGCTAGATATCTAGCTGGCGCACCTGACAGATTTTTATATAGTCCATATCCTGGACAATACAAGTTTAGAATTCAAAACACCTAACACAGGAGGTTGCTATTAAAATAGGAACTATATTCTCTGAGGCTATTTCGGATATTGTATCTGGTAAAGTAGACCCCACACAAGTAATAATGATATTTGATTATTCAGGTTATAATTACGAACACAGTGATGATTGGGAAGAGTGTTGGAGTTATAACAGTCAACCCAGTGGACACTGGTATAACTTGGACAAAGACAGTGTTTGGAAAGCTATTGACGAATTAATGTTTGATAGAAAAATACATCGTTATGAATGTATGCAACCAGCCTGGCGCTTTCCCTGGATGGATTTAGTAATTCCCAATGATTATCTTGATGATATTCCACAACTACGTGAGATGTGGGAAGATTATCAAGTATTAGCTAAATTAGCTACTCCTGCATATAAATAGTAACGTTGCAATTAGCAACTGAGTGAAATTTATACAGAGGAGAAGCAAATGTATCATCACAGTGAATCAATGGTCGCTATGTGCGAAGAGTTACAACGCCAAGCCGACCAAATGGAAAAAGAAGTTAAAATGATGTTGGAAATGGAAGGCCGTGCATGGGGTATTGAATTAGACAGACGCAAAAATGCAAGAGCTCTAATGGAAGAACTATCTACACACCAAGCAAGTAGCGAACTTCCACAAATGACTTGGGCATATGTTCCTGAAGAAAAAATTGAATACGATACATCAATGCCGGATGATTATGTGCCAACTGCATATGATAACCAAAGAATGGCTGAATCTGGCACTACGCCAAATGCAGATCCAGCATAAATATTACTAGTCCATTAAGGACTTTATGGGGTACCAACCCCGTAGACTTAGAACGTCAAGGAGAAAACAAATGGGAAGACCACTAAAGGCATCAAAAACAGTTAATGGAGTTGCAATTTTAGGTGCAATTGGCAAAGCTTCAGAACCAGGCGAACAGTTAAAAATGAGTGCATTTGTCACAGGCGGTAGCGCATTAGATACAAATGACATTGTACAAAAAGGCACACACCGTTTCCGTTGCACAACAGCTGATGGCACAGAAATATGCACACTAGTTGCAAAAGCACCTGGTGCTCTTGTAGCAGGAGAGTGCTGTCTGGTGGCAGCAGATCAGCAGGGAGACACATACTATGTAAGTCGTATTAGTGCTAACTGGATTGAAATTGGTGCATTGGGCACAGGTTCACAGGTTGCAGTAGGCGATCGTGTACAGTGGGTTAGGGCAACAGCACCAGCACTAACAATCTATACTGACACATATCCTGTTGGTTCAGTAGAACAGCCAGGCAGATTCCAAATGAGGACATCATAATTTTTGCATGATGCAAAAATAAATAATATTGATAACAATATGTTATCTTATGGGGATTCAACCCCGTAGACTTAGAACGTCAAGGAGAAAACAAATGGGAAGACCACTAAACAAAAGATTCTTTGCTAAAGCTGATGTAGGACCAACAGCGGCAGGCGAAGAAATTAAAGTAAATTTTCACAATGGAAGTGGAGTAAAAGAAGGCTTTATTGTGAGACAAAAAGGATCTAAAAGATTCGTATGCTCAGCACTAGACGTACAAGATACTGAACACACATGTACACTAACAACTGGTAAACTACCATCGGCACTAGCAGCAGGTGAAATGACTATTTCATTCAAAATGGACGATGGCGAAACATACACAGTGAGTAAAATTGCTGGACGTAGAGTTACACTATCAGCACCAAGTGCTACAGGCACAAATAAGCATGATGGCGCAAGTGTTCCATGGGGCTTTGGCAACTATACTGATCAAGCACAAGTTGAAGAAGCTGGTGATGACGATGTTGCTGCTGGCACAGATGACGACGATTTCACAGAAGATGCATAAGTCATAAAGTTTAATAAAAACTTATACCCTTTACTATTGGATAAATACATCTATATAGTAAAGGGTTTTATTATGAAAATTAACGAAGTTACACAAATAGTCGAAAAGACTGAAATTACTCTAGAAGATACACACGACTTCCACGAAGAGTTTGGATATCTAGCATACAGTATAGACGAAAGCGATCTATTCGAAGCAGAGTATCAAGGACGCAAAGTTAAACTAAACAAGCCAATGCGTGGCGATGTTAAAAAGTTTAAAGTATATGTAAAGAATGATAAAGGCAATGTTATCAAAGTAAACTTTGGTCATGGCGGCACAAGTGCTAAACGTCCAACAATGCGTATACGCAAAAGCAATCCAAAAGCACGTAAGAGTTTTAGAGCAAGACACAATTGCGATAATCCAGGACCAAAAACTAAAGCACGTTACTGGAGTTGCCGTAAGTGGTAATATCCGATTAAGCCCTAACGTATTATATAAAGAGATAAAAGGAAGAGTGATATGAGTAAAGTGACACCATTTGCATACAGAGTAAAGAGTATGGTAAAAATTATTGACGGTGATACTTTCGATTGTATACTGGACCTGGGATTTGACGTATTGCTTGAAGCACGTGTACGTATGGCTGGTATAGATACACCAGAGAGCCGCACACGAGACTTAATTGAAAAGCAATTTGGACTTGCCAGTAAAAAGTATTTAATAGAAAGAATTGAAGCCGCACAAGATATTATAGTAAGAACAGAACTAGATAATGAAAAAGGCAAGTTCGGCAGAATCCTAGGTACAGTATACTTGGATGATGTAGATGTTAATCAGCAAATGATTACTGACGGTTATGCTGTTGGATATCATGGACAAAGTAAAGATGATATTGAAGGCCAACATTTAGTTAATAGGGATCGACTATTGACTGAAAATAAAGTACAATTAGACCCAGACTTTGGGAAGTAACACAGGAACAAAACAATGGCAGAGATCACACAAGTACAATTAAACGCATTGGAAAATGCATTGGATAAAATTTTTAGTAAAGTTGGCATTGACGTTGAATTTACCCGACACTTTATTGATCGTGTAAATGATGAACGCAATATGACACAAATTACATTGCGTGAACTTGGCCAGTTGTTTGCCAAAACATACCAAAAGTATGGAAAGCCCATTGCACAAATGGGACCAGACGCTGAAGCTGTTCTTAAAGATATGGCCAGTGATGTTAATGTGCCGTTTGCACTTGAATGGAATAAAAGTACAGGGATGTTAGAATTAATTGCCAAAACAGTTATGCGTAAGAAAAACTTCAAGACACCAGACAGAGAATTTGCTGTTGAGGCTCGTAAAGGTCCATTGGAAAAGGAAGTAATGGTACAAGGCTTGGGTGTATACTCAGTTGGTACATTACAAAGCAACCTAGCTGGAAAGTTTGCAGACTTAGCAAAGAAAGCCGCCAGTGGTGATCCATATGAGTTTAGACAAATTGAATATCATCTTAATCACGGCGTAATTGATGCAATGATGAAAAGCCTATTAGAGGCATATGACGAATTAGCAAAACAAACAATATACAGACGTGAGTTTGGAGAAACAGCAGACGCCCACACAACGCCTATAAGTAATTATGATGTTAAAAAAATGTACGAACGTTGGCAACGAGGCGAAAAATGAAAATTACTGATTTTATCAATGAAGCAAAAGATGGGTTACCGGTTAAAACACTCAAAGGATTATATCATGTTGGCACATTGGATGCATCTAAAAAGCGTGATGGATTTGAGGGAGCAGGTTTAAGTGTAAGTACACATCCTGATGCTTGGAAGCAGATTGCAAGAGGTCACGTAACAGGTGATACGTATAGTGCTACAAAAGAAGGCAACAAATTCTTAGATGCACACGGTCTTTCAGATGCACACAATGAACAAATCAAACAGTGGGCACTCGAAAATGACTACTTAGCACAACAAGAGACTGTCACAGTATGTTATTACGATGATGAAATGGAAGATGACCTTTGTTCAACTTTCAATTCAATGGCAGACGCAGAAGCAGAGTACGACGAAGAATTAGAACACATGGATGTGTCTGTAGACAAGGGCGGCATAGTTCCTACTGATAAACTGAAAAAAGAAACAAGACAAAATCGTATTGAATCAACAGGTGTGCTAGAATTTGTTCTACCTATATTTGCAGAACAGCAAGGACTTGATGGTGTTTGGTGGCAAGACAAACTAGACGTAAACAGATATTCAGCACCACGTGGTGTTATTGTTCCTAGCAAGATTAAATCTTGGAAGTTTGCTGTTAACGAAACAGCAGGAGTTGGTAAGATCACAAAACAAAACACTACACCTGATGTTAAGCCAGGTGAAACAGAACGTCAGGCTAAAAAGTTTTTTCCAATGAATAAAAATGGTAAACCAAAGCCATTGGGCGTTAAAGGTGCTACACCCAATCAAGCATTTAACTTGGGCATGACGGAAAACATAAGTGTTACTGGAACTGAGCGTGGTAAACAAGCTCGCAAAAAGAAATTACGCCCTGGTAGTGAAGCATGGTTTAAACATTGGTTTAGTTTACCTCTTATGAAGCGTGAAAGTTTTGAACAAGCAAAAGCAGAATTAATTGAACATATAGACAATGTTAGAAGTGCTAAAGATACTGCAACTCCTGTTAAAGAGGACTTCGGGTCAGTACCCCCATTGGCAGAACTTATTCTTATGGCAGTTGTAGCAAAAACAACAGTTAGTGGACTAATAGCCGCATTTAAAGTTGCTGTAAAGACTGGCAAGGGCATCAATAAACTACGTAAATTGCACAATCACGTCAAAGACATGGGCGAAGATTTAGCAGACTATGCAATGCCCCGGCGTGAATCGTTTGACAATTCACCTGCTTCGGAAAGATTTATAAATGCGGCATTACAAGCATTACATCGCTTGGTAACATCTAAAGGCAAAAAGCAGAGTGTAGGCGGATATGCATTTGATATTGCACGTGCATTTGATAGTATTAATGCTAGACAATTGGAAGACTTATATCATGAAAAGTATGGAGTTACTGAAAGTGTCAACGAAGCAATAGAAATGAAAATTAGCGATTTGACTATCAGTGATGCTGGTATGGCAATCGCACAATCAGTAGGTGGCGG